TATCCCTAAACTTACTGCCAACAAACTCGCCGTCCTCCATCGCCTTGCTAAATTCCTTGACGGACATACCAGCAGCTTTTGCAAAAATCGCAAGAGCACCAGGTAGCACATCACCCAATTGCCCCTTAAGCTCTTCACTCATGATTTGGCCTTTGCTTGCCATTTGCCCAAAGGCATAAATAACGCGCTCGGCTTTATCAGGCGTCAGTTGCAATGCAGCAGTGGCTGCACTGATGCCAGTGAATAGCTTTTCAATGGACCCCGAATCAAAGTCAGCGGGAGCCATTGAGGCATAAAGTTTTGTAAAACCAGAGCGCGTTGTCTCAAGATTTAAGCCAAATGCACGTTGTACGTTATCAACGTACAAAAGTTCCTTCGCGAATGTGCCAGTGTCTTGCGTGGCAGTCTGAAGGGCATTGTTATATTGTTGCTGACTCTTTGCTGCATTTAGAATTTGCCCCGGTAAGCTTTGTACAAATGCAAGCCCTTTATATGCCGTACCAAATAGCAATACTTGCTTAACAGCAAAACCAAATTCGCTTGCAATTTCCTTTAAGCCGCCAACAAGAGGAATCTGGGATGCACGAAACTGTTTCATTGACTGACTTGCCACGTCTAACCCAGTCTTAAATTTCTCCATTTGGCTACCAGCGCCAATAAAAGTGGCTGGACCTTGACGACCACCAAGGGGGCTATCTTCCGGGAAACCGCCCGGAGGAACGTAACCACCTCCACGACCGCCTCCAGAGCCGCCAGCGGATGTTACTGCGTTGAAACGCATCTGACTGGGTGGAGTGGTTCCGCCAGTAGCAGGCAATGCCAAACGTGGAGAGCCAGTGCGAGGACTTGTAGGAGGAAGAGCACTCCTTTGCCCTGTATAGTCAACGACTTTTACTGGAATTATCGCTTGAGCTTCTGCACTGCGCAAAGCTCCTACTACCTTTGTAATGAGAGAGCTAACTGCATCTCCAATTTTTGCTTTTACTGCTCTACTCTCAGCATCTTGCAATGCTTGAGCTAAATAGGCGAACGCCCCCATGGCATCTTTGATTCCCATGGTCGTCTGAGTCACATCCACTTCGATTACAGTAAATGTGCGGCGCAAGAAGTCTTCAATATTTTTCTGTAAAGCAGCGTAAATACGCTTGGTATCTACTAGCACGCCAGATTCGCCACCCGCTTGCTGACCAATAAGTTGCTGAATAATTGCTTCTGTTCCTTGAGCGATAGAAGTTTTCTGCGTGACGCTAGGTAGTAATCCGGCAACTTTTGGTAATGGTTGAAGTTTGGCCGCTTGCGCCGCCTGTTGCTGAGCCATTTGCTGACGCATCGCAGCCGGATCCATGCCAAGCATGTTGAATAAGCCACGCGCAAATGTATCTAAAACTCCTTTAAGTGGACCATTCCCAACATCGCGCAATTGGTTTTTGATATTACCAAGAATATTCTCGGCAATGTCTTGATTTAACTCCGTAACAAGCTTTTCAATTAACGGATCCTTCTTGAGCCTTGAAACGCCGCCAATACCCTGCTCTTTTGCAAGAGCTTGAAGTTGCTTGACGGTTAAATCCTCAAGAGCTTTTTTCAGTCGCTCAGAACGTCCTACTTCCGTGGCTTGCGGAACATTACCGCCCGATAAGCCCTGTGAGCGCATGTATTCAAAAAGCCCTGCCGCACCAGTTGGCCCGGCAGAAAAACCTCTTTCAACTTCCGCTTTAACTTTAACGCTAATGCCAGATAATTTTTGCTGTACTGCTTTCTTAAATTCCGAAACATCTGCATTTGTGATGGACGGTTTAATGCTGGTTGCAATACGTAGCTTGCCGCCGCCTTGCTTGATTTGCTGGTTTTGAGCAAGCCTTTCCTTAATAGACGCAACAACTTTATCAACGTCCTTACCAGTGGCACCGTTCTTAATGCCAACAGGAATTTCTACCTTGCGAAGTTCGCGCAGATCGTCAAGCCTTCCTTTGATTTTGTCAAACTCATTTTTTGTTAATCCGCCGACAAGATTCAGCTCAACAGTAAATTTTTTGCCGCGAATGTACCTATCAAGAAGTCGATATTGATCTGCAATTGCTTTCTTGTCAAACCTGATGGCAATGGGAACAGACTGTCCGCCGAGTTGCGTGCCAATTGTGCTTAATTGCTGCCTAAAAAATGCCAGGTCAAGACTTACCTTCAGCTTCAATTCGGCGTCTTGAGCCATCTGTCTTTACGTCTACATTCCTTTCATTCTATAATCATTGTTCCTGATTGCGCCCAGCAAAAGCCTTCATTTCATCAGCAAGCAATGCAATAACGCGCCCATCCATTCTTCTCGTCTTCATTAAACGTTGCAGAACAATCAAGCTTGCATCTGTCACGCCATCTTCCTTCTTGATCTGCTTCGTATCAAACGGCAGGAAATCTTCAGGCTTCACCTTGCTCTTCTTGCCCGCCATCATTCCTGCTGCCATGGTGCCAAGCTTGGCCACAGCAACGCTACTGACATTGTATTTAGCAATGTCATGACGATCAAGATATTTCAGTGCACGCTTAACGTCATCAAGCTTCTGGAGGCCAAAATTTTTGGCGCTCCATCGCTCGTCTTTAAAGTCAGAAGCTGAGAGCCTGAAATAGATTTCGTTCCAATCTGTCAGGCTCTTAAGCTGTTTTCTGGCTTGCGCTTCAAGCCTTTCTGCTACTGAGGAGAATTCCTCTTCGTCGCTTTTTTTGCTTCTGCAGCCTCCTGCGTCTCAGCATTCTGCTCTTCAGCAATAAACTCAACCACTTTTGCAATGGCTTTGCGAGGAAGATTTTTGGTGTCTTCAATCTCCCAATCGCCAAGATCGCGCCATTCGCCATCGATAAGACCCTGCCCACGAGAACGGATGAAGGCAGTGACCATTCGAGCGTTAGTGGCTTCCACTGACGAACCACTGGTGATCATGCTCAGTGTCTCCTCTGTGAATTCAGAGAGCAGCTCGGCTTCCGAAATGGAACCACCGCCTTGCAGCAGTGCAAAGGCCTCATCCAGGGGAATCTCACGCGAGGCAGCAATGCGCTTTGCAAGCTGAACGGCGCGAATAGTGGCTTGACTTTGCAGCTTGCTGATTTCCTCCTGTTCGATGGATTCAGCAACAAGCCAACTGCCATATTTCTTCAGGCGGATTTCGGGCAGCAGCTCAAAATAGCCTTCAGTCTTGGTTTGGACTAGGAAGCTGTATTTGCTCATGATCAAGAATGTTTAACAATGCGTTGAACACCTTCACTCGCTCATGGGAAGAACGAAACTCAGGCGGCACTTCAACCAGCATTGAATGATTGTCGTTGCTTATTCTAATGGTGGTTTCTTTGCAGGAAATAAGGCACAGTATGCCCACTTCCAACGCGGTGCCATCAATCAAGCAATTAATAGCATGCACTGTATTGTCAGTGCTCCATAGATAGTCAATTCTCATCGTCCCATTGCAAAGCGAATGCGCTGCAAGAGCTGCTGTTTAATAGCACTTTGCTCAAATCTGCTCGGAATAGCAATATCTTGAGTCCATGGTCTAGCAAATGGCACGTTTGTTCCTTTCAGCGCGTCGTGAACATACCGAGCATAAGCCTGCCCACTGCTATTGGTGGCGTCCCAATTCCAAGTGGCTTCAGCTCCAGATGATGATAGCGACACATCAAAGCTATCCCTGCCGCTCTTGTACAGAGTGCCAAGGTCGTAAATATCACGATTTCCTGCATTGATAAAACTTCCGTCTTTTCTTTTCGTGTCCCGGCCGTAGTCCCATTTCTCCTCAAAGAATTGATCGCGAAAGTGATCGTTCACGTCAAAACGCGTCCAAGTTTCAAAAGCCTTAGAAAGTTTGGCTTCTATAAGCTTGGCATTGATAATTGTTCCGCCAACGATAACTGCTGTCATTAGCTTGCCGGATATAATTGTTTGACAATGCGATCAGGAATAATAAATTGACATTGCTCGTAGGCGATGTCGTCACCAGGAAAATACGAAGGAGTGCAATCAGGAAACCTCCTGACCATCCTTTCCATCGCTTCATTCAATGTGGCGCTGCTCGGTGTGAACTGAGCAAGCCTCACTTCCCATAATTGATTAACCTGCACCATTCCCACCATGGCACGAGGCAGTCGATTGGGGAACTCTCGCATGGTCACTTCTAAGCCTTTCACTTTCCATTCCTTTGGCACGCTTTGTCTGCCCACTACATAGACGGCAGGAAGCGTTGAATTATTTGGCAGCGTATAATTGCCAATAAGATTAGGCGATGCAGAAAGCAGCTCAGTAACAGTTTCGCGTAGTTGTGAAATGTTCATTAAAAAGCCTGTTCCCGTAGGAACAGGCTAGCGAAAACGAAGGTGCAATCCTGAAAAATGGACTAAGAGCGGCGCCTTTGGCCGAAAAACACGCTGAAATCAGTGTTTGCTTCCTCAGTTTAACAGTGATCAAGAATTGGGAGCGCTCGGGATGAGGCTGCCAGTATTTTCAGCATTCTGGTGAATACCAATACGACCACGGCTCACAAGATCAAAAGTCACCTCAACGAGGTTATCAGCAGGATAGCTCTCGTTATAGTTCATCACGCGACCCACATAAGCCACGCGGTCGTAGTAGAAAGTAGTGCCAGACGAGCCGAGTTGCTTGTTGATTTCTACGTACACTTCAGCGTTCTTGTCGTAGCGCGAAGAGCTAATCACTTGGAAAGCTTCATCAAAGCTGTTCGGCAGGAACACAGTGCCATCAACATCCTTCTGGAAGTAGGAAGTGATGGAAGCAGTGGCTTGGCTGGTAACGATTACGCTATCAGCAAAACCGCCGCCACCAAGCAGATAGAACTCTTGGTTGTTGTCATTGAACGCAACAGATGCAGTAGTGGCTGCTTGCAGCGTATAAAGAGTGGGGGCGCCGCTAACAGTGAAGGTGGCGCCAGACTGAGTGATGATGGGACGAGAAGTGCCGCCAATGGAACCCACGCGGACAATCACATCTTGACTCTTCACCAATTCCGTGGGATGGTAGAGCATGAGAATTTCCTCAATGAAAGAAGAGAGTTAAGCGTTATCCACGCTTCCTTTGCCAATCAGTCTAAAAATTCCCCTGACAGGC